GAGCGCGATAGGCAGCCCCGCCATGACCGGCCCCATGGGCGGGCTGGATTTTCCTAGCACCACAAGCGCGCAAGCATACACGCTTGAACGCCTCTCCCCCACCGCCGTCACCGCATTCTGCGCTGTCACGAACGCCTCAGCCACGGGCGCCAATTTGCAGTGGCTCTTACAAGAGATTCAAGGATGATCTTGCGCGCGCTCGCACTCGTGCTAGCGCTCCCCGCGCATGCGGGAGATTTGCCGAATTCGCACCTGACTCCTGGCATGAGCGTGCCTACGCAGACGCGCAGCGTGATCTGCACACAGCGCACACGCACTGTGCGGAATGTAAGTGCACGAACGCACGTGCTAGCCTTCGCGCACTATCACATCACCTGTCCTCGCAAGTGCGGGCGCTTGTACGAGCTAGACCACCTCATCCCGCTTGAGCTAGGCGGGAGCAACGCGATCGCGAACCTCTGGCCCCAGTCGTACATCACGCGCCCCTATAATGCGCATGTGAAAGACGTGCTAGAGAACCGCCTGCACGCGCTAGTCTGCGCGCGTGCGCTACCGCTCGCTACTGCGCAGCGTGAGATTGCGAAAGATTGGATCAGCGCTCTGCGTGTGTACGGACCCCACAATGGCCGGACGCGGCCCGCGCGTGCCCATGGAACGCGCGCCACGCAGAGCGCTATACCCCTACCATCCCCGCATGAAAACGTGTCGTGTGCGGCGTGCGGCGCGTTACACGTGCCCTGCCCCTAGTGCGCGGTGTGCGACGTGCGACGTGCTAGCCCACCCTATCCCCCGTAACGTACCTGCCCGCCATGCTCGAATAAACCACATACGTCTTCCAGCCACACGCGATGCACGCTACGCGCGGAGAAATGAGATCGTATGCAAACGTATCCAGCCCATACACGATGTACGTCTCGCGCGAGCCTGCGCTCTTCGGCCAGCGCAGCTTGGGCGGCCTTCTACGCGCTCGCACCCTGCGCTTCCCCTTCACTTCGGCACGCAGATGAACGTAATATCTGTCGCTGGTGTCACATGATCTCTTTGAAGCGCTGTCGTGAAGGCAGCGCCAGCATCCTTGCATCGTTGCTCTGACGTGAATTCCTGCGTCGCGAGAGACGTGCGGCTTAGAAACGTCAGAAGTATTAGAACGTAAGTCGTAGACATTATATACTCCTATTCATCCGTCCTTGGCGGTTCCGGTAACGGCATCCAGTGTGTCGCCTGTTCTGGCACCCCAGGTGTCGCGTAAGCATCGCGCCAGTTCCCGCTTACGGTCCAATAAGCCAAGCCCAGCGACCATTTGCCCTTGCCCCTCGGCACAGCCCATATGAACATCTTATTCCTTGGCGCTGTCGCTATAGGTTGCCAGGTCATCTCACTCATCCGTCCTGAAGCCCCTTGTGCGCGGAATATACAGGCTAGGATTATTGCGATCTTGCTCCATCCAATCTGCTAGGACCATCACTTCCAGTATCTTCTCCGCGACCATCGCAGGACAGCGGAGAGCAAGGAAAGACATCAATTCGCGTTTCTCGAGCGGCCTTCTCCGTGCTACGTCCCGCGGAGCGCTATCTACCCAGATCTTATACGCAAAGCGATGAACCTCGTTCATCAGCGTACTATCATTCTTCATCATCATATCCCTGAAGATGTCAGGCATAAGCGTCTCCGCGCTGATGAGCCACGAGCGCGCCCGCTCGACATCCTCGAGCGCGATCACGAGCTTCGGGTGCCGCGAGATCGCGGCGAGCATACTGAGCTTCAAGACATACAATATTCTCCGTGCGCGATAGTGCGCAAGCCTCGTGTGCTCCGGCACCGGCCGCATGCCTGCAGTGACCCAGAGGCGCAGATTAAGCTTAGCCTCCTCGCTTATCGTGAACGGGCCCACTAGCTTCCCGCGCTCCGTGAGCCCCTGCGCGAGCTTCGCGAAGAGATCTGCGCGATCCTCGCTCTCCGCGAAGGGGTCGATGCTAGGCGCGACGCTCGCGTGAATCATGAACAATCGCGCGGTGAAACCCATGTGCCAGGCCTCCTCTGGCAAGAGCGAATTCAAGAAACCCGGCTGCGTTCCTGCGAGAATATTCACCGTCGGGTGCGTTATCGTGATCTCCTCGCCAGAATTGTGCCCCCTGCGCTGCGAGCGATGCACGTCCTTATTATCGAAGAGCTTATTGAGCACGGAGAAGAATTCGAGATCGTGAGCGTTCACAAGCGTCCCCAGCTCAGGCACCACAATGCAGAGCGGATGATATTCCCGCGTTTGCCCATCATAGAGTATGCGTTTCTTACTCTTCGCGAGCACATCAATCATCGCCGCCTTCGTCATATCATCTGGCGCCAGTATGACGCTCTTACTCGAGACGAGCAAGCGATGCGCGGGGGTCATGGCCTGATCCTTCCCCGAGCCAGGCAGCCCGACTAGCACGACGTAGAGATTCGGATAAAGCACTTGCATCGACGTGGAAAGCCACGCTTTGCGCTCGAGTACACTCGCGAGCGTACTGATCCCCGTCCACAGGCGAAAGACCGGTGGACTGGGCAGACCCTCTGTCAGCTCTAGAAACCCTTGAAGCCAATCCAAGACCGTCACTGGTACAGGTGTATAATCGTAACCATGACTGCGATGTAGAAAAGTAGAATAATGGCTGCGTTCGTCATCCCAGCACCCTATCTCTCCCTTGCGCGCTTCTCTTACGTATATCCCGCTTCCCCTGCACCCACTTACCGAGCCCATCAGGATTGACGAGCACTCTATCCGAATTGTGCGTCGCTCCCCAATTCCAGCCCACTTTCGCCTCCCCCGGCACAACGAACGTGCGACCGCCGTGCGTCATCTCGATCCGAACTAGCTCTAGCGCTTGCGCAACGATTTCATTCTCATCGTCATCCTCGCGATACTGAAAATACAGCGCATCATGCACTTGCGCGAGCAGTTCCACGCGATCGCGCATTTTATCCCACACACGCCAGACGCCCAAATTGAGCCTATCGCCCGTGCTGCTCTGCGGCACGAACGCGATGGCCTTCCGCAGCGTGGCATCGTCATCAGGCCTTCCGAAGAACTGCCTCGTGCGGCCGAATGACGTGGTGAGCGTGCCCGTGGTCTGAATCTGCGCAGCGACGTACTGATGCCAGCGCGGAATGCAGGGAAACGCGCTGAAATACGCGGACTGAAAGGCTTCCATTAGCGCGAGCGGAACTTTGAGATGCCTACTCATCGTCCACGCACTCCCCATATAATTGCTCCCGTGCCCCCCGCGCTTGGCCATATCGCGGTACGAGAAGTCGCGATAGAACTTCTCTTCCGCGAGTTTGCGATTCTCTATCCCTCGCTGTCGCTCGTCCGAATTCGTGCTCCACTTACGCGAGGGCCAGATGAGCTGCGCTGTCGCTGTGTGAAGATCTCCATTCTCGCACGCATTAAGATACGACCAGTCGCCGAATAATGTACCGCATAGCCAGCCCACTTCACGCGACTCTGCCTGTTCAAGATCAATTCCACAGAGCTTCCATCCTCTATCTGCCACGAACATTCGACGTAGTTGTGGCGTGATGTTCTGCAGATTCGTTCCAACTCCTGTGACATCTGAGCTAGAACTCCAGCGACCCGTGTTTGTTCCTCCGATATTGTACGAGGTACGCATTCGTCCATCATGTGAGACCTCCGTTGTGAGAACTGAGAGACGTTTCGCTAGATCGCGCGCTGAGATGATGAGCGATATGAACGGCCGCGCGTGGAAGTAGAGATCGAGTTTCTCTAGCGCCTCGCGATTGAGCGAGAGCTTCCGCTCCCCCTTCACGCTCTGCCAGACCTCTGGCAACCTCATGGCACCATAGAAGAACTCTTTGAGCTGCTTTGGCGAGCTAGCATTGAGCCCAGTTCCCCAGACCGCTTGCGCGAGCGTATCGAGCTGCTCGCGCAAGATGGCGAGATCCGCTTCCGTGGACTGAATTCCCCTTGCGCGCTCGAATCCATCTATCTTGAACCCTCTGAGCATCATATCTAACGCCGGCGCTTGCATCGCTCTCTCGAACCCATACAGCGTCACTGCGCTTTCTGAATTCGAGAGAGCGAGAAGCTCTTCTAGAACCTCGAGCGTGACAGCACAGTCCAGCCCACAATATATCTGATGCGCGTCCTGTTCGCTCAGCGTGCGAAGCGCGTCAGGCGTGAGCTCTTCAGTCCGAATTACTGTCATCGTGTAGTGTTCCCCTTTCTAAGTGCGCTGAGGCCCTTGCGCGCAGGGCTAGGCTCTTCGCGCGCTGGAGCAGGCACAGCCTCGTCCGCATGCGCCGCGTCCTCGCTGGGCAGAGACCAGTGCCTTGGCGTAGAGAGCGCCTGCACCGCGCTCTGCGCGATCGCCCGCTCATGCGGATTCCTCAACTTGCGTGCAAAGTACGCGCACGCGGCGAGCGCGGCAGCGTGCTCCGCTTGAGAGAGAGCGAACCAGAACACTGCTGAGCTAGGAATTGGCCGCGCGTCAATGCGCTTCGGGTCCATCATCGTGCTCCGCATGCTCCGTGCGCTCTAGCCTTCTCTCGGCCTCAACAATGCACTCAGCTATACTCTGCCCTCCTCCGCGCTCTTCATTAATCTTTCGCGCGAGGGCCATGATGCGCTCATCGTGCGCAGTCCTTATCCACGAACCGTTAACCCAAGACATCACTGTGCTCCTCTGTAAGAATGTCCAAGAGCGCTCCAATTGGGCTGCTAGGCGTACCATCTTCATTGCGCCCGAGTGCATGCGCGAGTTCGCGCAGCTCGACGCCGTACTGCAGCGCGATTGAGAGTATCACTGCCGCGTCACGCGCGAGCAAGTCCGCGCTCGAGTCGATCTTCGCGCAGTTGAGAAAGACTTCCGCCACCGCGATGCCATTTCCTCGCGTGCTCGCAATAAAGCGCAGGCCGCCGTGAAAGAAGTCAAAATTCTCCCCTGCACGGCGATTGGGCAGCTCGGTCCGCTCAAAGACTCGTCTCCCGCACCAGCACATTCTGCTCATCTCACTCCCTTTCTTCTCATCACTTCCAGATACTTTTGTGCGAAGCGCAAATCTGCCTGTGCTTCCACAAAGCGTTTCGCATTTTCCTCATTCTCGAGCTGCTCACTCTGCTCACTGAATTCGATTACCTCTAGTGCGAACTCGAGCGACTTCGTGCAAGCGCTGAGCAGCGTGAGACACTGTCTCCACCCTCGCACTGCTTGTTCAAATTCGCGAGATTGCTTACTCATCCCTCTTCCTCTTCCTCTCCTCTTCCCTCCACCACGTCAGCGCAAGATCAATCGGGTCACCATAGCGTGCGATCTCGTGATGACACTCTGGACACATGAGCGAGCCTCGCACGTGCAAGAGCTTCTCGAAAGTATGCCTGCACACCTTCATCTGCCCTCCCGTGGCCTCGTCCGCGGCTTCGAGCGCAAGATAGCGTATGTCCGAGGGGGACAGCCTCGAGCCTATAAGAATATCCCTTATCCTCTTCTCAATCCTATCCGCGAGCGTCTCACTCACCTCTCTTCCTCCACTCTTCATACTCTCGCTCTACATTCCTCTTCAACTCCCGCGCTGACTTGAGCGCGCCAGAATGTCTCCAGTCCCGCTCGGTCGCAATTTCCAGATTACGAATAATAATATCCAGATCATCGAGCCATGTTTTATTCATCTCTTTTGAGCTCCTCTTCCCCCTTATGCTTCCTCATGATCTTCCACGCCGCCTCGTTCGTGTAAATGCTGCCCAGAAACGCGAGATTCTTGGGCAATTCAGGATAGAGTACATGGTGCAAGAGCATCGTGTCGTGCAAGAGCGCACGCGGTCTGATGCCCACGCGTGAGAGATACTGCAAATCGAAGAGCCCATTCTGAAACACCTTGGGCACCTCACTCTCCAAGAGCGCCCGCGCGCAGTTCCACGCTATATATTCCTCATCTGAATTGGCCCAGTACGACGCGCCACTCTTATCGCGTATGAACGGTATGACGAGCGCCTCGTCGCGTGCTCGGGCGAAGCCAACGCATCTGATCTGCCCATTATGCGTCTCAATATCCGCTGCGAGGAGCGCGGGAGTCTCGACGAAGAAGCGAGCTATCCAGTCCGCCATGTCCTGCGTGCTAGGATTAATGCGCACTCTGCGCGCGGGCCGTCTTACTTCCGCGAACTGCGCTTCGCGGCGAGCCTTGATCAGATCCGCTAGCACTATCACGCGATTTGTCCAATTGCGAAAGACGCTCGCAGGATGATACGTGGGAAGCACTTTCACGCCCGCGATGGCGCAGGGCGCACTTTGCGCGCTGTGCGCGCAAGCGCCCCTCACGCGCCCGATGAAGTGCGTGCCGAGAACTGCCCAGCTCGCGGTGCCACCGAGGAGAAGAACGAGATTGCGCGGATACGCATTAATCTCACGTGCTAGGCGAGCTACGTGAGGGAAGAATTCGGGCCTCACATATCTCGGGTTCTCATTCCTCACTTGCGGCCAGACGTAGTCCGAATTCACTTCGGCGCGTCCGGCGCAGAGATGCCCTAGATTATTCGCGCTAGGCCTCAGCGTGAACGTGTTCGTGAACATTATATCTTGACGCTCTAGCCACTCTTCGCGCAGAGAGAGCCACTCCCGCTCTCCGCGCTGCGCGAGCGCGCGAGCGAGAGAGCCATCGTCATCGTATCCCGCTTCAATCATCATCCGTCCGAATTCGCGTCCGCTTGCGCCGGCGAGCGGAATCCCCGTCCTCTCTTCGCTCTCCCCCCATGCCTCCAGCACCACTATCATCTTCGCGTCGTGTGGTCCGCAGCTGTACGCGAACGGTACGCTCCAGTCGTCTGGCGCGCTGTAGCCTAGTCCTGTTATCATCGCATATGCTCCTCATACGCTCTGCGCAGCGCTACTCTCAACTTCTCTCTAATCACCAGCCCCATTGGACTAAGCGTGATGCCGCTCAGAAGCCAGTATATCTCATCCACTGTGAGAATCACACTCGCGGTGAGCTTGTCCGAATTCGTGCTAGTGCACATGCTAGAAATCCCCCTCTGCCACCTGCGCGCAGGGTAAGCCCGCCGCGCGATACGCCCGCACCACGCGCGTGCGGTCCTCGAACGCCATGATCGGCCTCCACCCATCCGCGCGGATCTGTGCGAGCATCTCGACCTTGAGCACATCATCATTCCTATAATCCCTCTCTTCCCGCATATAGAGATCCGAATGGGGCACCGTATAGCGCCAGAGCCAGGCGCGCGTTTGCTCCTCCACCATCCTACTGCGCCCAGTGACTATGATCACCGGGCAAGTGCCGTACAGTATCCGCGCGAGACGTACTACGTGCAAGATTGGCGTGTCCTCTGTGCAGGCAAGGAAATAGCTATCCCAGTCCTTAACCTCATGGTTCCGTATAAAGTGCACCCTGTGCTCGCCATTCGCGAGCGTGCCATCGAGATCGAAGATGAAACAGTCTTGCCCTTCTCTCATCACTTTTCGCTCTCCCGCCGCGCTATCTCGCGCTCCAGATACCACTTCGCCTTACGCAAGTCCTCAATCGCCTTCCCCTTCTCATCCGCGCGCCAGACATACTTAACCACATTGCCCAGATTAAACCCCATGTGCTCGACAATTGTGATGCATTCTACCCCGCTCGGATGTACGCGATAGTGTGCAGGATGCCGTACGCTGCTGGGCCAGGGGCACGTTTCGAGATTGCACGCATCGCGCACGTGCTGATCCACCTGCGCATCGCAGAGCGGGCAATACGTTAAGCCCTCATCTGCGCTGTCCGTATTATCGCTCATCTTCTCCTCCCCCCTCCATCCCAGCACTATCGCGTGCATTATCTTCTCCCGCGTGCACTATAGGATACGTCGTCTCCACCCATTCCGGCTTCGCTACAAACGGCTTACGCTCGTCATCATCGCTTTCTAGCGCTCGCGCCAGATCACGCTCTCTTACCTCGCGAGCGTGTTGAAACGCGCGGAGAGCCCTGAACTCGCGCAGCGCGCGACGTGCGGCCTCCGCGAACTCTGGGCTCTGCTCTATCCCCATCACCGCGCTCGCGCTGAGCGACTCCGCTGCACGCAGCGCTGAGCCTGAGCCACAGGTCGGGTCGAGCAAGCGTGTCGTGGAATCGCAGAACATTGAAAAGAAGTGCCTCAATACTGGCTCTGGCTTCGCCGAGGGATGTAAGGACCGCGCCGTTGGCGCTGAGTAGCTCGCTGCAAGCGGTTTCACGAGCACCCTGTCCCCGCTCGTCCCCATCAGCGCCGTCTCGTACGTCCACCTCGGACCGCGACGTGCATCGTGCACTATCCCCGTATTGTCGCTCTTGTGCCATATCAGACTCCTCTGTTGAAAGATGAACTCGCTAGCGTGCTGTCTGAAGAATTCGATCGTCGCATGCATGATAGCAATATCACTGCTCAGCCAGAACATTACATGTGCGCTGGGCAAGAGTAAGCGATCTCTATGCTCGCAGATCGCTTTACACAGCTCCCAGTACACATCTGGGGTATCCTTGTACTTGAATTCGCTTTCCGAATTGCGCCCTCCCCACGCGCCTCCGAACACTTGCTTCCCATAGGGAAAGTCGCAATGCAGAAAATTGAACCTCGGTCCGCTGTACGTGCTGGCCCACTCGCGAAAGTCTGCGCAGAGCACGTCTTCCTGCTCTCCCCTTGTCACAACCCTTCCACGCCTATCTCGCATCGGCGTGAGCGGGGGAGAGCCTTCGCTCGACACGCGGGAGGACACGTGCGCTGAGCTAGCCTCTCCCCCTACGACAGCAGCACGCATGGCATCACCTGCTTCCGCCGTCGTATCCTGCGTGACGCTGTGCTCGTCCGAATTCGCGCCGTCCGAATTCGTGAGAACGCTAGTGAATTCGCTCAGCTCATTGAGAACCTGATCATGCGTCCGCTCATCTATCCGCATGCAGATATTATACGCCGCACGCATACCCGGCGCCTGCGCGATGCGCAAGACCTCGTCTTCATTCTCTAGCGCACGCGCTACGCGCATCCAGAGATAGAACGTGCTCTCTAGGCCTAGCGTCTTCTTGCTACGTTCTTGCGTCCACGTGCTATCGCGCGCTGTCCACAGCGTATGAATGAGCCTTATCGCGCGCGCTTCATCTTGCCACGGCAATTCACGTCTGCGAATATTCTCTTCCAGCTCAATTATCGCGCAGTCACTCTCCTCTAGCCCCTCTTCCACAAGCCGCACGGGCACTTCTGTGAGCCCAAGCTGTAGCGCTGCTGCCAGTCTCCGCCCGCCTGCCACGAGCACATATGCGCCCTCACTCTGCGCGACTAAGAGCGGCGTGAAGATCCCCCTCGTCCGAATTGAGTGCAAGAAACCCTCATCCAGATCCACCGCTAGGCGCTGCCGCTCATCGCGCACGAGAATTGCGCTAGGCGCGAGGAAGAGATACGTGCTGGATACCAGATTCACACTATATTCCCCTTGCCTTGGCGATGGCGGCGCGGGCTTTCTCTACCGCCACCATTTCATCACCAGTTTCGCCTGCGTTGACAATATACATGCAAGCCGCCAGCAGTTCCGCGTTGATTGCGCGGGCCTTTATCAATGCTTCTGCGAGGCTCGTACGCAAATCCTCGCTGGTCGCAAGCCTTCGCCTCTCCAGATCAAGCTCGGCGCGGAGACGCTCAATCTCTCTTCTCAGGCTATCATTCATCTGCGCCTCTTCCCAAAGATTGCTCATCTTCCCTCCACTGTCCGAATTCGTGTAAGTGCTAGCCACGATGACCTTTTAGGACAGCAACGCTGCACGCGCTACCTGAGCACCTGCTAGCTCTCCACGCTTATCCGTATGGGCGCGGAGGCACGTGCTACGTGCTACGTGCTACGTTGTACGTGCTCTGAGCTTCCTGACGTTCGCTATAGGCCCCCGCTCGCCATCGCGCAGCACCACGTCGAACTGCACTCCCACGTTCACGGTCTCGGGGAGAAGCTCATCTAACGTCTTCCCCTGCACTGCGATCCCCAGCGATGCGAGGAACTCCTGCATATAGTACACTTGCGCGTCCGTCTGTATCCCCTGCTCGGCCACGAAGATCTTGTCCGCGAGGACGACGCCATTGCGTTCATCTTCGCTAATGTCATCCCCGAATTCCGTCGGCCGCAGAACGAAGTGCACTTGCGCTTCCGTCTGGCCCGTTTCCTTATTCTTCCACCGCGACTCCGCCCACTTCCACGACTTTATCACCCCGCCGTACGTGCCCGCGGGCGGAACGGGAGGCGGAGGAATATCTCCCATTCGAGTCTTCCCCAGCTTCGAGAAATCTATTGCCATTCTCATTCTCCTATCACGATCATCATCATCGTGCTCGTTCGCACGGAATTGGCCGTGCCCACATCAGACTGCGCGCTTGCGCGCTAGTCCGAATTCGTGCTAGCTAGAGCTGCAGCATTATCTCTACTTTTGGATTATAAGTAGAGAAGTCGAACATTAGCCTGAATACTCTTCCTCGCTTAGAGAAGATCAAAATATGACCCTCATGCGCCACCGCTGCCACTATCTCATCTCCTGGTTCGAGCATCATCACTGAACTCCGCGAACCGCTGCGAAATACTGCGCTAGACCATCGTGCAAGTCGTATGTGCTGGGCACGCGAAAGGGCGCAGTATTCTTGACGCCTAGTGTCGCCGTCGGCACGGTATTAATTACCCGCTTCATATTCGCTCCATAGCCGGTCTTCTTGATCTCGAGCAGCGTATTGAAATAACTGCCCATCACAGGCGACAATTTCTGCCCAATCGCGCGAGGAAATTCCTGCTGTATCCCGCTCAGCTCCATCGAGTCAATGTGACACTCGAGAATCACATTGCAGCGCACCTCACTATCCGTGACGATTTCGAGAAACGAGCGGAGAAGACCTTGCGCGTCCCCATAATCGCTCTGATACGGATGCGCATTGAGCCTCCCATTCATCCCCTGCACGAAGCGCAGTGCACTCTCCGCGAGACGCGTGAACGACCCCACGCACAAGACGTGCGCGGGTGTCCAGTCCGCAATGCTACCAAATTCCTTGCCCTCGTTATCAATCCACTTTTCCAAGAGCGAGGACACTCTAGGCCAAACTTCCGCGCGCTGCATACTGAGCTTCCCTCCCGCGCTCTTGCGCGTTTCCGTGACGCTCACCACGCTCTCGAGATTCTTCCCCACTTCAGGATTCTCCTTCACATACGGGGAGCTAGGGTCAGTGAGAAAGTTGCGCAGAATATCTATCCCATTATCGAGATCAAGATAGCGCAGGCGATAGCCCGCACCCGCTAGGGACGCGGAAGCGCCAGTCTTTCCGCTGCCAGTATGCGCGCAGAGGAGAATCTTGACCGGCTTGCCTCGTGCTAGCTCGTCCGAATTTGTGCTAGAATTCATATCCATGCCCATATGGTTCGCACGATAAGTGTGCTCAGAAATGCTAGGACCACGATTAGAATAACCTCTTGCCAACTCATCATATTCTCGCTACGCTCTGCGCTGTCCGAATTCGCGCTAGTTTGCCTCTTTCCGAATTGTCGCTAACTGCTCATCGAGCTGCGCTAGCACCTGCGTGAGGGCATCGCGCAGCAATCTGAGCTGATTCACCGGCACCGCGTACGTCGCGTGGAGCTGCATTTCCCCTTGCCCTGTGAGATTTGAATTGCACCCCAGGCTCAGAAACCCACCATCCCCATTGAGCCCCACGTTGAAGCGATCGATGAAGAGGAGGGGCGTCTTCCACTTCTGCACGCTCGCTTGCGCTAGCGTTAGCTCGTTCACTTTCGCTTGCGCGTCCGAATTGTCCGAATTCGTCATCATGCCTCCCCCCTTGCGCGCAAGGGATCCCACTCGCGCTTCACATAATCGCGCTCGAGCGCCCCTTGGCGCTCCGCGCTAGGCAGCGCACATACTGGCCTGAATTGGCAGCGAAAGCAGGCGCGCTCGTTCATCGGCCAGAACTGCGCCCGCGCGTACGCTTCCGCTTGCACTAACATCATCTTGAAGCCCTGAAGCCACTCTGCGAGCTGCGAGCGAGTGCGCGAGCAAGGCGCCCGTGCGCAGCGCGTGAAAGACTGTGCTATCTGCACTGCGCTCACGAGCATCCCTTGCGCGGCACGCGGCAAGATAACCTGCAGCGCGTACGTGTACAGCGAGATCTGATTATCCGGCGAGAAGCCCGCGAAGAAGTACGCTGCGCTGCCCTCGTCGAGCGAGGATTTCGTCGTCTTAAGATCATCTCCCCAGATCTGCCCATTATAGTCCACCACGCGGTCCAGGCGCCCTGCTAGCATGAACTCTTCCCCGGTCTGAGCTAGAAAGCGTAGACCAAAGCGAAAAGAGAACTCCACCATCGGCTTGCCATCCTCGCGCAAGAGCGTCGTGCAAGGATCATCGCGCCAGTGATCGAGCATATCCACGAGCGCCCGCGCTAGCGTGAAGCGATTCTTGGTCTCATTCCCCTCCCACGGCCTCTGCGTGCGCGCATCCCATGTATCCTCCATAAGCTGTGCCAGCGTGCATACGAGCGCCTCTTCATGCTCCATATCCGTGCTGCGCAGACGATAATAGTGCTCGCGTGCGGAATGGAGAAAGATACCAAAGTCCAGATCCACGCTCCGCTCGCGCGATTGCCAGCCTTGAAATATTCCGAGCTGATACGCGCGTGCACAGCGCTTGAACTCCCCGCTCGAGACGCTATCCCACGCTAGCTGCAGGCCGCTTACGTGCTTCGAGAACGTGCTCTCATCCACGTGGCCAGTCCTCCTCTCTTCCATCGCCGAAGCGAGGCTTATAGTCTGAATTCGCTTTGAGCCACTTCCTGATCATCCTTACCTCGCGTAGAGAGAGCCAAAGCCAGTCTCCATTCATCCACACTTGCAAATCCTCATCAAAGCGATAGTGCTGACACGCTCCAATGACCCTCATAAATCCTCTCCGAAGATATCTGAATTCGTGCTTGTCACACGCGTCGTGCTTACCTTCTTCGCTGCCCTCTTGGCCTTGCCCTCGCGTTCCTCCACCTGCCACTTCTCACGCATGCGACGAAATTCTGCTATCATCGCGCTCATCGCCTGCGCTGAGAATGGCGGCTTCTCCGCAAAGAACTGCTCGAGCGAGCTAGCGCTAGCTGCGCTGAGTGGGCTCTTTTCCGTCATCGTGCAAGTCCTCCTCTAACGTGCTAGGAATCTTCCGAATTTCCTTGATCGTCTTGCCCATGTCCTCCATCATCGCGGGGATGCGACTCGCGCCAAAGAGCAACACTATCACCCCGACGACGAGAATCCAATGACTAACGCTCAGTCCCCACATCGTCCATCTCCGTGCTGCGTGAACGCTGGTCCGAATTCGCGGAACGAGCCTGCTCTGCGCGAGCCTCGATGCCTTGTATAAAATTATGCAAGAGTTCGCGTATCACATTGCTCCGCTTCACACGATCGCCATAGAACGCGAGAAGGCGCTCCCAGTCCCGCTTATACACCTGTATGTGCACTCGCAAGAGCTCATCTTCAGCCATCATCGTGCTTCCTTGTCCGAATTCGTGAGTGCGCGCACGACCGATTTGCGTACGACCCACACGTGCCCGCTGGTATCGGGCCCGAGCACCGCTAGATCATCCACCGCGATATCATCCCGCATCATTGTGCTGCGCGCAGTGCGCAACGCCTTCGCGCTCCCTTGCACGATTAGTCCGAATTCGCTGGTGAGCGCCTTGAGCAAGATCTCATGCTCCATCATTCCACTTCCCCCGTCATCGCAACAATCAGCATCATCATTTGACTTAAATTAGCCAACACCAGCTCATCTCTCCCCTGCTCAGCTATCTTCTTATCAAAGAATGCCACAGCCTTACTTTTCTCGCCCACAGTCGTGGCTGCGAGATCGCGGTAATCTCCGAGAGTCTTAACCTTACTCATTTTCGCTGTCCTCCTCGCCGAAGAACGAGACGCTCTGCGCTATGCGCTGCACGCTATCCACGCGCTGCATCGCTTCGCGCTTTATGCTCTCCGAATTGGCGAGCTGCGAGACCATGTCCTCTAGCTCCAGCGCACCGAGATCGCGCAGCGCTTGTCCGCGCCTGTATTGCCTTTGCTCGATCGCTCCTAGCGCGATCCTGCGTGCTTCGCTTCTTATTGCCCTCATGCGATCATGCCCACCCTGGAAGCCCTCAACAAATTCGCTTACATGCGCTCTGCCCACACTTTCGCGCTCATCTTCCCGCACTGTGCTTGTTACCTTGAAGAGCGACTTGGAAAGATTTCGCATGAACACCCGCTGCAGCGTGCTCGCTTCCCATTCAGAGAGAACGTGCCCCGCGCGATACTCGCAAGGGATGCTGAATGAGATGCCGTGGACTGTGATGTGGGGCATTGGCTGACCGTGGGCTATAGTGTACGCGAAGGGCGCACGGGGGTCAATAGTGGGCCGACATGACGGATCATGTAATGGGCCTTCGTGTCCCCCGCGCTAGCTAGTCCGAATTCTCGCTAGAATTCTCGCTTTCCGAATTCGAGAAGATATCCGAATTCGTGTTGCCCACGATCTTCGCGCTCGCGCGCAGAGGTGCGCGCACTGCGCTAGTCCCCTCGTACCTGAAGAAGCGCTTGAGCGTTGCTTCAGGATCTTCCATGAACGCGCTAGAGAATTCCTGCACATTCGCAATGAACCCTGTATAGTATCCGAATCGTGCTCCGCTTTCATGCGCATGGATGCACGCTAGCCAGCCCCAGCATGGCGCGAGGACTTGCGTGCAAGAGCCGCAAGGCGCTGGCTGCATCTGGCCCTTCCACGCTGTGTGCGGGCACAGTCCGCCTGCGCTGCATCTCCTTCCGACTTCGCGCTCGCTTTCCATAGGCCTGATTAGCGTGATACATGGGAGCGGGCTTCCGTTGACCTGCAGCATTGCGCTGTCCGCAGAAATGCTACGTGGTCTGAATTCGTCATCATAGCGCATCGCTTTCCTCCAACGCTTCCCGTGCTACGTGATAGGGCAAGAATTCGTGCACTGTGCTAGCGCGCCAGAGACACCCACTTGCGCAGTCCCACCCATAATACCACCCTGCGTCCTCGTGCAGCCTGCATTCCCATATGTAGGGCGCAATGATGATCCCGTCATACGCGCACGCTACGCGCGGCCAGTCCACTTTCATTTGAAGCCTATACATTCCCTTCACTCCATACTCGCGAGAGAATGCGAGAAGCTCGTCCGAATTCGTGAGCACTAGCACATTCGCGCTACGCGCGAGTACGACCTCCGTCGCACATGCGAGAGAGCGCACTGAGAAGTCCTCTCGTACGCAAAAGCTGGGCCAATCATCCTCCCCCTCCACGCTAACCCACAAGCCTAGGGGCTTCGTTCCCACGCGCTGTCGATCTTCGCGAACGTGTGAGGGCACGCGCGCCGCGCAAGAATAATGAATGAGCCTCATTCGCTTTCCTCCACGCTGAATTGCACCCTCATCTGCCCCGTTATAGAGAACCCCAATTGCGCCGCGCAGCTCCCGCCCACACTATCAAGCACACTGGCGAGCTGCGCTGCCTGCTCGCGCGGAATGTAGCCCAGATGAAATGGGCCCGCCTCACGCATGCGCTCAAGCGCATCGTGCTTCGTGAACCCATATCCTGCGAGCTTCTCATTCACGAGTTCACTATCCAGCGCAGAGAATGCGGCCACGTCATCGAGTACCACCATGACCGCATTAGCATCATACGCATTACTTGGCTCGCGCTGTACGCGTAAGGGAAACGCGCTAGGAAGCACGGAAAGCAGACCCGCACTAGGTGGCCTGAACTTCGAGCCCACTATCGCTAACGAGTATCTCATCAAACACCTCCCTTGTCCGAATTCGTGCTTTTCGCGCCGTCCATCAGATTAACGAGCAAGAGCAGCCTTTCCGCACCCTTCGTTAGCTGCTTATCGTACGCCTCTAGCCCCGAGAGAAGAAAGTGACGAAATCTCATATCATCTCCCATCTCCACATAGTGTTTCGCGATGAAGTTGAGTGTACGCTGCTCGCGGTAATCGAGCAGAAATCCAAAGGCCTCCTTCATCACATCTGCTCGCACGCCCACGTCCATCTTCTCACTCTTCACCGCTGTGACGATGATACTTACCATCATCCTATACGTTTCTCTATCTCTATCGCTTTCCTCACTCATCATCTCTCTCCTCTTCCTGATTGACCTGTTCCAAATTTGTGAAGTCCGAATTAGGCACCCCTGCATCGAGGTCCGAATTCGAGCTGCGCTTACGCCGCATCCGCGCAGCATTGCGAGAATTCGCGCGCTGCGAGCGCGAGAAGTGCGCGCGCTCTATTGCGCACTGCGTCATCGCGGGCACAATTGCCATCTGACACGCTACGCTAATCGCCGCCAACGCTCCCTCGCGCATGCCGCTATCGAGCGCACTCCGTATATTTCGCCTGAACGTGCGGAACTGCTCTGCGCACTCTTGGGCCTCATCCAGCACCGCGAGCATTCTCTCTTGCGTTATCGGCATCTCACGCTATCCTGTATCGCGTAGTTATCGAATTGCACACGTGATACATCCAGTGATGCACGTGCACCGTGCTAACGTGCACCGTGCTAGTCATGAGCATAAACACTATTGCGCTAGCCATTATCATCGCTCGTCTCCGTGCTTCGTGCTATGCTGTCCGAATTCGTGCTGAGAAAGCCATTACACGCGAGCCAGTCGTTCACCCCCGCGCGGGAAGAGAACACAAAACCACACCCCCGTACATTGGGCAACATGGCCCAGCATTGTCTATCTTGCTCGTCTAAGAGCGCTACGAGGAACCACGCCTCCTTCTTTCCCTGCTGCATATAGTGCTCACTATAAAACGGTCCGAGCGGCGCGCTTCCCATCACCATTCTCCGTCCGAATTGCGCTCGTCCGAATTCGTGCTGCAAGCGCGATCTAGTGCCCATGCGATCAGGATACAGATTATTGCTATCACCATCTTGTCCTCCTCTGTCCGAATTCGTGCTACGCGCTAGTTGTCGAAGAAGCTATCCAGATTACTCCCACACCCGCTATTCGGCGGGCACTCGACGCGCCAGCGTCCTGAGATCTTCGTGCGCAGGCCCGCCTGCGCATCCACATACTTCCCACACTTATGGCAGTTCCCCGCGTACATATTCGCGCTGGGCGGCACCGTGCTCGGGCGCATTCGCGGAGGCGTGTAGGGCGGCGGCGTTCGCATTGCGCTCGGCGCGCTAGGCGGCGTCATGGGCTGCATCTTGTGCGCGCTCGCGCTGCCATTCCCCGCGCTGAGCGGGGGCTCTGGCAGGCCCGAGAACGGATCCGCCACCACTGTGATCTTCACTTTCGCTCTGAGAAGATCCTCCCACGTCGCCTTGAAGCGATCTAAGTGCTCGTTCGCCTTCTTGAGCGCGATGAGGGCTTCGCTGTCCGAATTCGAGCGAGTCATTCCCATGAACTTGATGAGAAGATCGAGATTCTCTACCTCCGCGCTCATTTCGCGCACCCCAGATATCCTCCGAATTGGCGCTGTTCCTCCTCACTCCAGTGCATCGGTGCACCGCTGCGCGCATACGCCGTCCGCTTGCGCGCGAGCTCTCGCGAGGCATCGCTTAGGCGCGCAGTGCTCGTGCTAACCGCGTCTGCGCGATCACCGCCGAGCGCGCGGACCGTGGCACTATTATTGAACCCGACGCCAATGAACGCCACCTGCCATCCGCGCGCGCGGCACCAGTCGAGGAGCGCCTTCGCTTGCACTTGGTCCGTGTACTTGCTCGCATTCTCTTCCCCGTCCGTCGCGATGATGAGCGCGGCGCGCTGAGGGTCCATCTTCGCGAGCGCGCGGACGGCGAGGTTAATGCCATCGTACAAGGCGGTATCAATGAAGACGCTCGAGACGATCGGGTCCTGCGTACAGGGCAAGATGCCCGCTAGCGCTCCATTGCGCTGCACCATGTCGAGATCATGCGGCCCCGAGAAGACATTGAGCACGACGTGGGAATCGACGTGCTGCGTGCGGAGATCGCTGAGATACGCGTCTATCGCCGCGAGCGTTTCCCACCACTTCCCCTGCATTGAGCTGGATCCATCGAGCAGGATATAGTCCACTTGACTCGACACCTTGCTAGGAATGTTCGTCCGCGAGGTGATTTCGCGCTGCGCTTGCGCTTGCACTATCTCGTTCATGCTAGTCCCCCTTTGTGATACGATTTTACGATTTCCGAATTCACTCATCTAGCGCGAAGATATCATTCTCCGTGCTAGTGCGCGCAGGTGCAGGCCGCTTCGCGAGCGCCTTGGCGAGCAACGTCATCTCGACCTGATATCGTGTTTCGCGACCTGCTTCTGCGATGCGAGGCCGCTTGCCTTGCGCATACGTATTGCGTCTATCGCGTAAGAGCGAGAGCAACACTCCCCAACCGCGCTGATCTGCGCGAACGCTGCCGCCGGGCGTGAGCGCGAGCGCGCAACGTTCGATCGGCAGCTCTACGTGATGCCCGTCCGAGAACTGCAGGACGAGGGCGTCGCCGCGATCCCAGATATACCCCGCGTACGCGGGCAAGGGATAATCATCTCTTCCGCTCATGTGCGTTGCCCTTCAAACTTTTCATGCGCCCAGACCATTGCGTGCAGCGTGCTTGCGCTGTTCATAATTTCGTGGATCTGATCTAGGGCATCGCTGTCCGCTATCATTGTGCCTGGATTAAGTACAGCGTCGATGGACTCTAACGCCGTTAGCATAGCGAGAACCATTTGCGTATTCATCTCATGCTCCCTATATATGTGTGCTGACATTGTACGCGCTACGTGCGTCATCGTGCACCCCCCAGATATGCTAGGTCACGGATTTGTCCAGACCGGATATAGTCGCACATTCGCGTGAATGTGTCAAATCACTTTTTCGTGATCGACCTCATAGGCCCGATATATCGTCTTCGCTCACCGTGCCTTCGCGCGCCTCTTGCTCCATTTCCTCTTGCGTGAGAGAGAAGGGCTTGTCGTCGTCCGGATTCGTGCTTGCGAAGGCTTTATCATACTCCTTATTCGCCTTCTCTTGCGCGGCATTCCACCTATAATAGGCCTGTTCCTCTTCCATGCTCAAGATTTGTCCGCTTTGCCTTAGCTGTGCGAGGCGCCGCGCATTGTCGCGGTACTCGGGCGAGTCCACTTTTCGCATGCCCCTTGCGCGCCGCTTTTGCTCCATCTTGACGCGATTGCGATCATTGCGCCGTTCGACGGAATTGAAGTGTCTGCGCTCGAATTGCGCATTAGGACATTGATAGTATTGTTTCGCTTCAGCGATTATGAAGTTAAGCATTTGACGAAAGGATTGTGGATCAGATATCTCGATACGCGCGGCTAGGTTTTCGATTTCCGCTATTAGTTTGCGATGGATGGCCATGTTGCGCTCGAACTCGTCGAGCACGGCGATCATGCGGGTTTGGGTTATGGGCATAGTGCTGGGTTCCTTATGGTTGGGTTAAGGACACCATAACAGTTTCCTTGTGCCCGATCAATAATGTGCGGGGCATGCGTGGGCGCGACCGCGTGGGAATGGCCACGTTTGCCGTGGGACCGCGGTCCGCTCTGGCCCACTTTCTTCTATATATATATATATATTATGGAAGAGAGAAGGGAAGAGGAAGCGGGGGACACGATAGGCCACGCCTACGCCGCGCGGCACGAATGGCCAGATGCATCGCGGCCCATTTGTTGATCTGTCATGGCGGCCCACTATGCACGGCCCCTGAGTTATTGTTAGGTAACATGTGGGGCGATATTGCCCCGTGCAGTGTGTTTACGTGAAAAGCGGGGCGCGAACGCGCCCCGCTGTCGTGCGTCAGTCTTCCTTGCCGAAGAAGTCGTCCGCCTCGTTCGCGGCCGCCTTGTTCGCGTCCATCCTGGCTTGCGCATCGGCCCGAATCTTGGCCTCGCGGGTCTTGAGCCAGGTGGTGATCAAGAGTTCTCGATCGAACTCCTTGCCCTTGATGACAATAGTCTTATCACCCGTGGGCATGGCGAGCGGCGCGGGCTTGCCGTCATCATCCTTATTATTGGCTAACTTGGCCTTGACCTGGTCCGTGGCGATTGACCGCATGATGGCCTCAATCCCCGTGACCCGTGGCGCCCCGCTTACGCGCACGCCCAGTTCGCCGTTCTGGACCTTCTCAAGTAACGCGGCGCGCCGCGCGTCCAGCCATGCGTCGATTTCGTCTTCGCTTGCCGCCTTGCCGTCATCCGTCTTGCGCCATGCGGTAAGGGCGGAACTGACTTCATTGCCGAACTTGTGCGTGAAGCCGCTTTGTGCTAGCACAAACAAATTCGCCTCGGGCACTTGTGCAGGATCGATAGAGTACACTTTCCCATTCGGCCCGTTCCATTGCAGCTTGCGTTCGCTAACGTCGTTCATGGTGTGACCTATTTCCTTTTTCGGGTTAGGGTCATCCCCAACCAACAATTACACTATGCCATAACCAGCGCCGCGCGTCAACCATCTCATCGCGCAACGTGCGTCGATTGTCATCACGTCTTCGTGATCACCCGTGCAAAAATGTGGGCCCTCCTTGCTGGGCATGCGCGGCGCGCATATGAGACGGGGGTATGAGGGCCTGGCCCGGGCCAGGCGAGCCTGGCCCCAACCTCTTCCAACGCAAGCGCAAAAGTACGAGGCCCATTAGTGTGTCATACCTCTTCCAACGCAATCGGAATACTTCATGGCCCATTCATGGCCTGTATCTCCCCACACTTCCTTGACACCCCCCCGTAACACGCGCACGCTAGTCCTCGCGCACAGGATGTGCACCCCTCGGCCTCGACCGCCGTACCATCCCCGCATCCTTCGCGCAGGCGCGAGTTCGGCGAGCATCACCCCGTCCCCCGAGACCGCTCGCCGCGCTCGTGCCACCTTCCTCGAATTCGGAAAGCGCACTTGCACGTACACGAATTCGGACAGCCAGCACGTAGCGCGATGTGGGTTCTAGCCCTCGCACTCTTTCTCACTCCCACATTCACCTTCGCTCATGACGCGCCCTCAGGCTGGTCTTATCCCTCTAACTGCTGCAATAACGGCGACTGCAAGCCCATTCCGTGCGATAGCATCACGGAGAGAGAAGATGGCTACGAGTGGCATGGGCTGCTCTTCACGGAAGAGCAAGTAAAGCCCTCGGGCGACCAGACCTGTCATGTCTGCGTCGGCAAGGAGTGGACCAACGGGTTCTCGACATCGATCGACAAGTTTCCGCACTGCATCTTCATTCAGCACAGCACATAGCGCGAATTCGGAAAGAGTATGCGTATGAGCGAATGGTTCGTGGTACTCTGGTTTATAG